TTTAGTGCAGACAAAGGAGATAACAATAGGTCTAAACTTTATAAAAGATTTGCGGAGATGTGGGCGAAAAAAATTAAATGGCAGTTTAAAAGTAATGATAGTAGAAGAGATGTTGAGTTTTCTCTAATTAGACCTAAAGCGGTAGAAGAAAACTTTGCAGACGGTAAAGTAAAAGGCAAAAGCAGACCTGGTAGAGTAAAGAAGTCAGGTGCTAGTTGTAATGGGTCAGTAACTAGTTTAAGAGCAAAAGCAAAAAAGGCTAGTGGAGAACGTGCTAAAATGTACCACTGGTGTGCTAATATGAAAGGTGGCAAGAAGTAATGTTTAGCAGGCAATGTAAACTACACTTAGAAACAAAGAACGAAACAGGACTACAACATATGAAAGGCGCACTTATAACTGCGGTTAAGTTACAGATGCTTGTACCAGCAATAATTGTACATAGCGTTGCGCCACGTTTTTTTACAAATACAACTACTAATGTTTTAGAAGATATTTTACATAAGCGTAAAGATGCATAAATACATATAACAACGCTACCAAGGATTAACAAATGAAAATTTATGAAATAACATCAATAAAGAACGAAGAACAACTTGACGAAATGTTACCGGCATTATTATTACCCAGTATAATAGCAGGAGCAAGAATTGCTGGTCCTTGGTTAGTAAAGCAAGGTGCAAAGATAGTTGCACAAAGAGGCGCTGCAGCTTCAGTAGCTGGAACAGCAGCTAAAAAAGGTGCTGAGGTTGTTGCTAAAGGTGCTGGCAAAGTTGCTACTGGTACAGCTAACACACTTCTTAAACGTCCAATAGCAACTACTGCAATAGGCGGTGGCGCATATGTTGCTAAGAAAGCTGGTGACGGTATTGACGAACTAGTAAAAAAAGGCGGAGAAAATATTGACGCTATAAAAGATCAAGTATCTGCTGCATTAGGTGGTTCAGGATTTGCTAAAGTTGTAGCATTTGCATCTAAGTATGCAATTCCAGGGTTAGCTGCTGTTGCTATACTATACGGTGGTAAAAAGATTTGGGATTATGCTACTAAAGCCGGAGAAGAAGATCCAAAACTTGCAACAGAAAATGCTACAATGGGTGCTACAGCATCAGGTAACGTAGCATCAGTTGCTAATCCAATAGCTGCAAACGCTAAGATAAAACGTGATAAAAATGGTGTTCCAGTAGCACCGCAAAAGAAAAATAAAGACGGAACCGCTATTAATGCACTTGACATGAAAAATAATATCATGGGCGGGAAAGCAATTAAGAGGACACAATAACATGGCTAAGACAAATCCAAACCAAAAACCTAAAGGAGCATTTGCTCAAGGGTTCGCAAAAGGTTATGACACGATGGGTAATATTTTGGACCCAGATTCATTACGTAAAGGATTAACTGCTTTAGGTAAAAAAATAACTACTCCAGATGATGAAACTACTAAGATGAAAGTTACTGCTGCAGATAAAAGAATGAATACTGTTGCATACCAAAGATTAATGAAGGGCGATCCACGTTATGTAAATGCCATTAAAGAAGGCCTTGCTGATAAAGCAGACATGGCAGAACGTGACCATGAAGTACAAATGGCTCGTGCAGACTTATACAAGATTGCAAAGTATGCTATCGAACTACACGACATGATGAAAAAAGTTACAGAAGCAGAAGGTATTGAAGGTTGGCAACAGGCTAAGATTACTAAAGCAGCTGACTATATGAGTAGTGTATTCCATTCATTAGATTATGACTTACGCTTTAACGAAGTAACTGAAGCTAAGGACACACATTGTTCAGACAAGTGCTGTGGTGCCGACGTTAAAAGAGAAGATTGTGTATGCCCTGCAGACTGTGAACATTGTAACTGTAACAATTCTAAAGTTGCAGAAGGCAAAAGTCCGCATAAAAAAGGTACTAAGAAATACAAAGCACACATGGCTGCTATGCATGCCGAGAGTATAAAAGATCCTTACAAAAAAGGACTAATGGACAAACTACACGAAGCAAAACAAAGTGTTTGTAAAGAGTGCGGTAATCCAAGTTACACTACACTTGACGAAGAAAAGCAAAAAGGCGTTGACGGCAAAGTATGCTGGAAAGGCTACAAGCGTATGGGCACCAAGAAAAAAGGTGGCAAGACTGTAGATAACTGTGTGAAGATGTAATTATGGCAGACGACTTTTACAAAATGAGTTCAATGATGAAGGATCTATTTCCTTCAAATCCACAAGCAGATAGAGAAGCATTAATGGGCATGGTTAATGGCGGTCAACCGCAAGAAAGTGTGCAAGTTAAGGAAAACTTCCTACAGGAAAGTGTAGATGTACCGCAGGGTAGTTTACAAATGGATAAGAACTATAGTGTAAATGATTTTGCTGCCCTTGCAGGTGTTACTACAGCACAACCAAATCGTGTAGTAGAAACAATAACAGACCAAGATTATCGACCAATACCTTCTACATTTGAAGATAAAGACACACGTATTGCACAACTTGAAGAGCGTGTGGCTAAACTAGAAAAAATGCTACAAGAAGAACGCACTGACGAAATCCTTCCAGCTGTTGCAGCTGTGGCAGGTAGAGCAGTTGCTGGCGCTGTAGTAAATAAACTTACTGCAAATAAAAAGAATAAAAAACCGACACACAAGATGCCAGACGGCACTGTAATGAAGGGCAAGTCACACAAAAAGCCATTTGTTAAAGACAAGGCACAAAAAGAATCATTTATCAAAGATGAACTTTATCGTAAATTAAAAGAATACGAATATAAATCAAAATAATTGCTTGACTTCTAAGCAAACTTCCTATATAATATAATAATTACAAACTAAACTCAAAGGAGAACTTATGAGCAGTAGGACCTATGGCCCTGAAGAAAAGGCTAAATTGGAGCGTCTTGTTAACGAAGGCGTAACCGTAATGCAAGAAATAGAAGACTTAAATATAGGTCTTAAAGATACAGTTAAGGCTGTAGCAGAAGAACTAGATATTAAACCGTCTATGATTAATAAAGCAATCAAGATTGCACAAAAAGGAGATTGGGAAAAGGTCGCTAATGACTTTGACGATCTTGAAACATTAGTAGTAACGGTCGGTAAGGACAAATAGATGCAAAAGATTAAAGCATTTTGGGTAGATAGTTATACCAGTGATAAAACAGCGTTTTACTTTGAATTAGTAAGTTTTGTATTCACAGTATATGCCAGTCTAACTCTTGCTTTAACAGCAAGTAACCCTAATATGCTTATAGTGTATCCAGGGTTCCTAATAGGCAGTGTTACACAATGCTACGCAGCCTATAGACGTGGTGCTGCTTGGGTAATGTTACTAACTGGATACTTTGCTGTAGTAAATATATTTGGATTTGGGGTTGCATCACTATGGTGGTAAAACCTTATCAATGGCTAGCGTGGGTGGCAACAGTATGTTTGCTAACTGCCGCTACCCTAGCCGCATTTAATGTTTACCCTTTGTATATTTGGGCATTCATTATCAGTAATAGTTTATGGATACTAGTAGGTATCTTATGGAAAGAGAAAAGTCTTATAGTAATGAACGCAGGACTAACCGTAATTTATATTGCAGGATTGTTGTTCTAATAAGTACTAATAACGCCAAAGACAATTGTCAGGCATGTAGAAGGTTAAGTTGGCCATAAGCAACGTAGGAGAATAAATGAGTTATGTAGACGCACTATTTGATCGCGACTCTGACATTATCAGAGTTGTTGAACGCAAAGACGGTAAACGTGAGTTCCGTGAATATCAAGCAAAATATACTTTTTACTATAAGGATCAACGAGGCAAATATAAGAGTGTCTATGGTGATCCATTAAGTCGTATTGTTTGTAAGAATACAAAAGACTTTCGAAAAGAAGTTGCTATTAATCGAGACAAAGAACTTTTTGAAAGCGATGTAAATCCTATCTTCCAATGTTTAAGTGAAAACTATCTTAACCAAGATGCTCCTAAACTAAACATTGCGTTTTTTGATATTGAGACAGACTTTGATCCTGAAAAGGGCTTTGCTGATCCTAGTGATCCGTTTATGCCTATTACTTCTATAAGTGTATATTTGCAATGGCTTGACACAATGGTGTGTATTGCTGTTCCACCTAAGACACTTACTATGGAGCAAGCAAGAGCAGAACTTGAAGGTATTGACAACGTAATGTTGTTTGAAAAAGAAGGTGATATGATTGACACTTTCTTAACGCTGATCGAAGACGCTGATATTTTATCAGGTTGGAACAGTGAAGGGTATGATATTCCTTATACTGTAAACAGAACTAGTCGTGTACTAAGCAAAGACGACACACGTAGATTCTGCTTGTGGGGACAGTTGCCTAAGAAACGTGAGTATGAAAAATACGGTAAGGCTGCTGTTACGTTTGACTTAGTAGGCCGCGTCCACTTAGATAGTTTAGAACTATATCGAAAGTACACATACGAAGAACGTCATACATATCGACTAGATGCAATTGGTGAAATTGAAGTAGGCGAAAACAAAGTACCATATGAAGGTACTCTTGATCAACTATACAATAACGACTTTAGAAAGTTTATTGAATACAACATACAAGATACCGCACTACTAGACAAACTAGACAAGAAACTAAGATTTATTGATCTTTCTAACACAGTTGCTCACGAAAATACTGTGATGCTACAAACTACTATGGGTGCTGTTGCTGTTACAGAGCAAGGTATTGTTAACGAAGCACATAACAGAGGCTTACAAGTTCCTAATCGTAAAAGACGAGACGACACAGAAAACACACAAGCCGCAGGTGCATATGTTGCGTTTCCAAAGAAAGGCTTGCACAAATGGGTAGCTTCAATGGATTTAAATTCACTGTATCCGAGTGTTATTCGTGCATTAAATATGGCACCTGAAACTGTTGTAGGACAGATACGTCCAGAGATAAGCGAAGCCCGTGTACAAGAAGACATGGGATTAAAGAAAAAGTCATTTGCAGGAAGTTGGGAAGGACGGTTTAGTACTGAAGAATACGAAGCCGTTATGGAGCAACGTAAAGACATTCCGTTGACTATCGACTTTGAAAACGGACAAACTGAAGTAATGAGCGGAGCCGAACTATATAAGATAATCTTTGATAGTCATAATCCGTGGATGCTTAGTGCCAATGGCACAATATTTACAACAGAGTTTGAAGGTGTTATTCCAGGACTACTAAAGCGTTGGTATGCTGAACGTAAAGATATGCAGGCACAACTTAAAAAAGCAAAAGACGCCGGCAATGCTGTTGAAATTGAATATTGGGATAAAAGACAGTTGGTTAAAAAGATTAACCTAAACTCACTGTATGGTGCTATTCTTAATCCTGGTTGTAGATTCTTTGATAAACGTATTGGTCAAAGTACAACATTAACAGGACGTAGCATTGTTAAGCATATGAGTGCAGAGGTAAACAAAGTTATTACAGGAACATATGATCATGTTGGAGAAGCAATGATTTACGGTGATACTGACTCGTGTTACTTTAGTGCATATCCTACACTTAAAGCTGATATTGATGCAGGTAAGATTCCGTGGGATAAAGACAATATCATTACATTATATGATCAAGTATGCGAAGCGGCAAATACTACGTTTAATGACTTTATGATGGATGCATTTCATTGTCCTAAGAGTCGTGCAGAAGTTATTGCAGCAGGTAGAGAAATTGTTGCACAATCAGGATTGTATATTACTAAGAAGCGTTATGCCGCACTAGTTTATGATAACGAAGGCTTTAGAACAGACATTGATGGTAAGCCTGGTAAAGTAAAAGCAATGGGCTTAGACTTGCGTAGATCAGATACTCCTGTGTTTATGCAAGACTTCTTAAAAGAATTACTAACAATGGTGTTAACTGATGTTCCACAAGAGGAAGTACTAGAACGTATTACTGTATTCCGTAAGGAATTTAGCGATCGTCCAGGTTGGGAAAAAGGTAGTCCAAAACGTGCGAACAAAGTAGGACATTATCAAAGGTTGGAAGAAAAGCAAGGCAAGGCAAATATGCCTGGTCATGTACGGGCAAGCATTAACTGGAATACGCTGAAGCGTATGAACGGAGACAAATACTCGCAAGAAATTGTTGACGGCATGAAAGTTATTGTTTGTAAATTAAAACAGAATCCGCTAGGTTACACAAGTGTTGCGTATCCAACAGACGAGTTACGTATTCCAGAATGGTTTAAAGAATTACCATTTGATGATGCAGCAATGGCGGAAACTATTATTGATAATAAACTAGATAACTTAATTGGTGTGCTTAACTATCCACTAGAAGATACTAAGCGACACAATACATTTACTAGTTTGTTTGATTTTGGAGAATAAAATGAAAATTAAATTCGAAGCAGAAATAGATACTGACAATGAGCAGGACCTAAATACTATTGAAGAATTAATTTCTATGCTAAGACAATTAGCAGAAAACTATTACGAGGAGTAAATTAAATGTGGGTTTTAGTGTTTATATATTTCTATGATGCAAAACCATATGTCGAAACATATGATATGTATAGAACAATGGCTGAATGTTTTGAAGGTAGGGATATATTAGCATCAGATGTTGGTAAGGGCGATGGATATTTTAAAGTCGGCCAACAAGCAGTTTGTATTAATATGAATGAGAGTTAATTATGAAAGTAAATGTAAATGACATTGGCGGAGTTGTAGTTAAAGACGATCATCGCTACGTTGTAAAAGATAACACATTGTTAAAAAACTTAGTTTTAAGCAGTACAATGTTGTCAGCTAATAAAAGTACAACAGGACATAGACACGCTGGACAGGAAGAAGTGTATATGTTTATCAGTGGTAGTGGACAGATGGAACTTGATCATAAAATATTTGATGTTACGGCAGGTGATACTGTACTAATTGAAGACAATGTATTCCACAGAGTACATAATAATACAGATATTGGCTTGAAGTTTATTTGTGTATTTGACGGTGGAAGGAATCACTAAT